GGAGATGTAATTTTAGGACGTCTCGCAATGGGAGCAGATTTCTTAAATCCTGCTGCTTGCGTTGAGCTTATTGCTGGTGCTGCTACTGGTTCTACTGGTAACGCTGCATTCGGTACATCATATCCAGCTAACGCTTAATTTTTATTTTTTATACGGGAGCTTCGGCTCCCCTTTTTTATTATGCCTTTTCCAACCACAAACGCAGCCCAAGAGTTGCCAGCTATTAATCAAATACTTACATCCTGTGGTCAGGCTCCTGTAACTACACTAGACCAAACCAACCCGGAAGTTGCGATTGCCTATGCTACCCTGTTACAGGTGTCACGAGAGGTACAATCTGAAGGATGGACTTTCAACAAGGAGTACCACTACGAATTTAACAAAGATGTTAATAATGAAATACTTATACCTAACAATGTAATACAAATTAAACTTACAGAAAACGCACAGAACTCACCCTATCATGCTGTACGTAGAAGTGGTAAATTATATGACAGACAGAACCACACATACAAATGGACATATAGTCCTATTGAATGTGACGTAATCTGGGAATTTGATTTTATAGATTTACCAGAACCAGTACAAAACTACATCAAAGCCAGAGCAGCTACTATTGTGTCTGGTAGAATTGTTGGTGACGACGATCAGTACACGCGTCTACAACAACAAGAAGTACAACAACGAGCTTTAGCTACGGAGTATGAAACTAGCCAAGGGCAGTTTACTATGTTTGGTCATCCGCAAGACTCCCAAAACTTCTACCAAAGCTATCAACCATTTCACGCTTTACAACGATAATGCCAGCAGTTACTCAGCGAGTTGACGATTATCTTGGTGGAGTATCTAGACAATCTGATGATAAGAAACTTCCCGGTCAAGTCGAGGAGTGTATCAACGGCTATCCTGATCCAACCTTTGGTCTTACAAAAAGACCGGGGTTTCAGCATATAGGAAATCTAGGTACTGGCACTACATATGACAACTCTAAGTGGTTCTTTATATCTAGAACCGATAATGAAAAATATATAGGATGCATTACACCAGCGTCAGGAGGCTCTACAGGAGCCATTGCTATATGGAACGCTGTAACCTTTGCCTCAGCTACTGTTACGTATGGTACAGGGGCACAGGCGTACCTTACAGGAGCACGTACAGATTATGACGTACTGACAATACAAGATAAGTCTATAATTACAAACAAAACTACAACAGTAAATACCTTAGCTGCTCCTACATTTAATGCTAACAGACAAGGTACAATCAGAATTACAGGTACATCTATTAACACTACATATAATGTAACTGTAGCTGGTCAACCTATTTCAGCATACACATCAGGTAGCACTACAACATACGATCAAGTTTTAACAGAGCTAAAAAGTCGTATAGATGGTTTAGGTATTTCTAACTTAACAGTTACTAAACTTAAAGATAATCTACGTCTAGTACGTACTGGTGCTACGTTTACATTAACTGGTTCAGCTGGACCATTTGCTAACCAGTTAAATGTATTTCAAGATCAGGTTGCTACATTAGATGAGTTACCCGGTGAATCAGTGCATAATCATGTTGTTAAAGTTGTTAACAGTGGTGCACTTACATCAGCTTATTTTTTAAGATATGTAGCTAATGATGGTACATCAGGACCGGGTTACTACGAAGAAGCTGTATCTCCAGCTGTATCTACAGGATTAGATGCTGCTACAATGCCGCATGAGTTAGTAAATACAAGTGTAAATAATTTTACATTTCAACGTGTAACATATGATGCACGTGCTGTAGGTGATGATGAAACTAATACACACCCATCATTTGTAGGTAACAAAATAACTCAGTCATTCTTTCATAACAACAGACTCGGTTTTTTATCTGGCGACACAGTATCTATGAGTCAGTCAGCTAAGTTTTTTAATTTCTATCATACATCTGCACAAACTATTACAGACTCAGATCCTATTGATCTTAGTGCTAGTACAGTTAAGCCGGTTGCACTTCATAGTGTACTACCATCTACTCAAGGTCTAGTACTATTTAGTGCTAACCAACAGTTTCTAATGGGAGCTGCTGATGGTATACTAACACCAGCTAAAACAGTGATACGTACCATAGCTAACTATGAGATGGATACGATTATTGACCCTGTTGATACTGGTACTACAATTAACTTTATCAGTAAGACACCTAGTTATACTCGTGTCTTCGCTATGGTTACACGTGGAGAAAACGAAAACCCACAGGTAGCTGACATCGGTAGAGTTGTAAACGAATGGATACCATCCTCAGTCGATACATTAATCTCAAGTGCTCAAAACCAGTTTATTGCATTCTCAGGACAAAGTACAAGATACATATATTTCTTTAGACAGTATGCAGAAGGTAAAGATATTAAACTACAAACATGGTTTAACTGGCTTGCACCCGGTAATGTACAAACTATAGCAACAGATTCTGATGAATTTTTTGCTGTAACAAAACAGGGCGGACAGTTTACACTTAGCAAAGCTAGCTTGAGTCAGAGTCCTGACGACGCTATTATTGTTAACAATGATGGTCAAAGACTAAATCCATGTATAGACTTATATGCTACAGCTAGTTCTGTTACATTTGACACAGCTGGTAACTTTAGTAAATGTTTTATACCATACAATGATGCTACTAACCTGACACCTGTGATAGTAATTAAAGGTACTACAGCTACAGGTCAGTTTATTGAATCTGGATTTACTATATCTCCAGAACGTGTAGTAGAATCTAGTGGTGCTAGAAGTGGTCAAACATATTTTAAAGTACCATTTAAAAACTTGACAAGTGTAGCAAGTGATGTTATTGTAGGATATAAGTTTGACTTTGATGTTATATTGCCTAAGACATATTACAAAATAGATCAAGAAATGAAGCGTAGTGACTTTACTGCTAATCTTACAATAGCTCGTATGAAGTTTGCTGTAGGTTTATCAGGAGTTATGGGTTTTAAATTAAGATCAAAAGGTATACGTCAAGGTAAAAAAGAATATACAGGTGATGGATCTACTACAGTATTTCCTTGGATTAATGAAGATATAAATTATATAGACGATGACCAGATCAAAGTTAAATTAAATAATGTGGTAACTACAGCATTTACAGTTGACAGAACTGGTGCACTACCTAAAATTACATTTAGCTCTGCACCCGGTGACGGTGTTGCTATACTTATATACATTGATGAGTGGTATAATCTAAATCCAGTTATTATGGCTGATGATTATTTAGCTAATGATATCGCTATATCAGATCATACTATATTTACATTACCTATACACCAAAAAACAGATAACTTTACATTACGGTTATTTAACGATTCGCCGTTCCCTGTCTCTCTAAACTCTATGATGTGGGAAGGAATATACTCACCTAGATTTTACAGGAGGACATAATGCCATTAGGAATAATAGCCCCAATAGTCGGGCTTGGCTTACAAGTTATAGGTGGCAGAAAGCAAGATAGAGCAGCTAGAAATGCTGCTGAAGCACAAAATGCTGCAACCGAAGCTCAGTATCAATACGACCTAGAAGCATGGGACATGGCAAAGCAGTCAGCGATTGCTAAACGTGACTATGCTGTACAAGAAATAGAAGAGAGAGCTAGACAAGAAGGTCTAATCGCAGCACATAAAGATGCAGCAAACTTACGTACTTATAATTACAATTTACAGATACGTGACAGAGAGCAAGATCTAAACAATCGTATGTACCAGAAGTCTGAAGATATATTTTATAATCAGCTTGGTATTAATGCAGATAATGAAAGATCTGCTCGTATGGACGAGAGACGTCAGCTACGGGAAATAGAAACAGAAAACAGATATCAGAAGAATGATGCGTACCTAGAAGCTATAGAAGCTGAAGGTGCTATCAGAGCACGAGGTCAAACAGGTAGGTCAGTAGATAAAGCAAAAAGCGTAGCAGCATTAAAAGCATCTACAGCTTTATCTTTACTTGACTTATCTCTTGACAATGCTACAGCAGCATCACGAAGTGCATTACAATCTATAGGTACACAACGTACGGTACAAGATCTTAACGCATACGCAGCTAAGATGTTAGACCCCGGCGTACTACCAGAACCTATTGCACCATTACCAACACCACAAGCTACATTCTTATACCCAAGAGTATTTGAAGATTATGACTTTGGACCTGAGCCTATAAGAGGAGCT